GCATAGATTTAACTTCGTTATAATTATTTTCCTTGTACTGTCGAGTTCCGACTTTACATACACCAGTTGCACCGATGATGGTGTTCCAGTTCATGCGAAGTGGTTCGCCTTTTTTCTTTTGGCCAATTGCAGCAAAGAAAGCAGATAGCATTCCTTCAGTTGAGCTGTGCAGGAATAGATTGTGACGCAATTCGGTTTCGCCTTCGTTAGCTACAATCTTAATGCTGACGATAGCCTTGTTACACGCTGGCAATTTTCCGGGATTTTGTGGATTCGGTGTGTGTCGTGTGCGTTCCATGCCAACGACTGTAAAATAGTACAATCCATCAGGTAATAGGACGTATTCCGAGTCTTTTTCAATCGTATCTTCCCATCCAAATTCGCGTTCAAAGTTGTTGTATTGTTGTTGTGTCATGTTGTTTTTCTCCTTATGCTAAAATTGTGATTTTATCGTTGTTTGCAAGTTCTGTTTTTAAATAATCTGAGATGTTTTTAACAGCATCTAATTTCCATTTGCCCCCGTCCGCTTCAAAGAGAGCTAGATTCGCTGATTTGTTAACTCTGAATACAAACTGACTTGCTGGTTGTTCTACTTCATTGAAGGTACGATATGGTCGTAAGGTTACTGGATTTGGAGTCTTAGCCTGTGCTAGACTTGCTACACCATCACGAACAGTCACCATTTGTGTAATGCCGTCATCCTGAGCCTCTGCCCCTTTTTCGATTTTTAAGTGACTAGCAAAATCCAAAACTAGATTGCGATCTGCATCATTGATAAACATAGATTGCAACATAATATTAAACTCTTCCTGATTACACCAATTACTAAAGGGAATAACTGGAACAGATGCTTTTACAGACACAAGTTGAGGACGTTTACCATTTTCAAAATCAACTTGATCATATACAGATACTTTTTGGAAACTGTCCACGACAACTACAAGTCTACGACTATTGATAAGGTCGTTATCTGACTTGAGATAATCAACTAAACTTTTGAGTGTTTGAAGTTCAAGAATCGGCGCATATTTGCGAGGTCTAAGCTCTCTGAAGTCATGCTTGTTGATGTCAAAATATTCCTTGCCACTTGATGAAGAAATAATTTTATTTTCTTTTTCTGCTAACTCAACTGCATAAGATAATGCTTCTTTAAGATTTTCTGTCATGGTTAGTTACCTGCTTTCTTTTTGTTGTAATCAATAATATTTGTATTTTGTTGTTCGACTTTTTCAATGAGTTCGCCAGTGTCAGTTCTCATATCACCATTATCATCAAAGTAAGTTTGACCAGGGATACCACTTTTAAGTTCATTAGCGTGGATTTTACCAGCATCATCACGACCGACAATGACAGTTGTTGAAACACCTTTCTGCGGGGCCAAAGTAGATTTTACTTCCATGCCTGTCTTAACAACTGTACGTTCATCATCTGTTGACATCGTTAGTGTGATAGTGACCTTACGAGTAGCCTTAGCTTCCGTATTTGGATCTAAAATGTTATCAAGGACTTTTTCAAGTTCTTTGTCAACCTTCTCTTGTAAGGCTGTATTTGCGATTTTTGACAAATCAATTTTAATAGTTTTATCTTTCATAGATACTCCTTATTATATTTTGCTATGATTTCTAATTCCCAGAATCTACATCTAGAAGGGCAGCTCAGGATCTGCTCGCACTTGGTTTTGAATAACTTCCATAGTTGCCTGCCAATGTGCGACAATCATATCCCAGTAATCAGGAGGGAAGTTTTCAATTGGCGTGCCCAGCGGAAAGTGACCTCGTATGTATGCAACTTTTTGGAGCTCTTCTTCTGTCACGTTACCTTGAGACATGAGGTCCGTCAAACTCTTTGGCAAGTTCGCGTGATACTGTCTAGGAGTTACCTGTGGTTCGCTAGGAGCTTCATTTTGAGGCTTTTCAGCCACCTGTGACATATCGAGAGGCAATTCTTCTTGAACTTGCTCAGGGGCTTGCTGAACAGCCTGCTGAGATTCTGGAGCGACTGTCTGTGGTTGTGGCTGTTGTGTATGCACTTGCTGATTCGCAAAGATATGAGCAATCCCTGCATAATGGAACGGTAATTCATCAGGTAATCCATGTCGGTTCTTGGCGTCCCATGCTGGGCGATGATTGGTATACATCATACGTTCACCGCCCTGCGCCTTCTTCTTGCCGTTCTCGGCCGTCATGACTAAGGTCTTGTAATTGGCAAATAGAACCATGTCTGCCCATTCTTTTACGAGTGGCGCTGTTTGGGAACTCGTCTTCTTACCAAGTTTTAGTTCGTATCTGTCATAAGAACCCATCTCGTCCGGTTGTTCAAATTTCTTGATTTGAGCGTGCGCAGTCAATACCACGTTGATGCCCATATCTACCAAGTCAGACAGGCTATTTAAGAAACGTCCCATTTCTTCTTGTACAAATGTGTACCCCTTGCCCCAGCCAAAATCTTCAATCCCTTGCTTACCATGTTGCGAACAGATGTAATTAACTGCCAAAGCTTCCGCCCAGTCGATTGTGTCAATGACGAGCGTCCCGCACTCGGTCGGGTTTGCTTTGATAAAAGCAATCTCATTGATGAGCATGGTCCAGCTGGTCGGCTTGTCTAATCTAGCTACATCCATGTTATCTGTCGAACCTTCCGTGTCGATGAAGACCGCATTTGGAAATTCAGCAGCAAACGTGGACTTTCCAATTCCTTCTGGACCGTAAATAACTACCTTTTGAGCTCGTGCCCGTTTTCCTCTTGTAATTTGCATGTTTAGTCATCCTCCAATCCATTTGCCAACATAGCAAGAAACTTTTTGAACGACTCAGATTTTGAATTCTCGGTTTTGTCTGTTAAATCTTCCGGTTCTTCACCGTCAAGTGTTTTAAGCTCATACGTTGCAGTCACTTCGAGCAATTCACAATTTAATGCATTCGCTAGTTTTGTAAAATCTTCAATTTGTACTTTTGTCGCTTCAACTTCATTTTTAGCAGCACGTTTCAATCTTTCTATATATTCTGCTGAATAAGCAAGAGTTTGTTCTTTGCTTTTATATTTCGATAAAAAGTTACCTGTTTTTTTGTTACGAAATACAATAAAAGTTTCTGTTTTTTTCATGATTGTTCTCCTTTAGTTTTTAAAATCCACCTTGCCATGTAGCCGATGCTGCAGCGTTTGCTACCCCACTTACTAAACCGTTTTGAGCAGCAAAAACAAATTTTTCCGGCTTCACGCTATACCCGTCTTCAATCAGGATGCTACATTCGTCTCCTGTTGATACCCGTGTCGCGATTGCTTGCAAACCTTCTTGTTCAAGCCATGCGCCAAATTCTTGCAAGGTCTGCTGATCCATTTGCTCCAGCTTGTCAATCAAGACAAATCCACATTCTGGCTTCAATTTGCGCACGATTGCAGTCGCCACTTGCAGTTGTTGACTACCAGACATGTTGTCCCATCTCTGGCCAAGATAGAGCAATTCGCCATCATCCACAGACAAGCCAGGCAATGGCAAGTCTGCATTTGTGAGTAAGTCTGTTTTTTGCTTGCGGATATCAGCAATGACGTTGTCAAGTTCCTTGTATTGCTCGCGATAGCCTTTGGCATCTTCTTCCGCCTTATCTTTGTCCAAATTCGCTCGAACTTTACGATTGATTTCGTCAATCTCTGCAATATTGTTTTCGATTTCTTCAGTAGATTCATCGATAAGATCCATATCGTCGGTATTCGCGATAGCCAAGTCTTGAGCCAGCTGACTTTCTTTTGCTTTTGCGTCGGCCAGCAATTGTTCCAGTCGTTCAACTTCTGCAGTTGCTGAAGCATGTTGATTTTGGATAGATACCAAGTTCTGACGCTTACGGGCGTTCTCGCCATTCTTAGCAAGAATAGCTTGTTGTTGCTGGATAAGTTCAGCGATAGAGACCAATTCTTTCGGTGCATCTGGATAATAAGGCTGTTCTTTAGCAAACTTTTCCTTTTGATCAGCAATCACACCGATTGTATGACGCTCATCGTATTTGGCCTTTTCCTGCATTTCAAGCTCAGCCAATTGCGGACCGACTCCGATAATCTGCAACAGAGTTTTAGCCTTCTCTTTGCTAGTCTGCTCCATGAATTTTGGCAAGTTGATAGCCAGCTCCTCAACAAAGCTATCAAGCAAGTTTTGACCAGCCTTGTTACCGCTTGGGTCAATGACCTTGAGAGTACTGTTCTTACCACTTCGCTCCACAATCAATCCGTTTGATAGCGTGATTTTCAAACTTGGCGGAATTGTACTTCCTTCTCTCTGAGCTTGGCTAGGTTTATACTTATTTCCCCCCAACGCCCAAGCAATCGCGTCCAGCACGCTTGTTTTACCCTGATTGTTATTTCCACCCACGATTGTCAATCCAGTTGCAGAAGGCTCTAGCTTGACCGCTTTAACGCGCTTGACGTTTTCAATTTCCAGTTTGTTGATTGTTACCATTTTTTACTCCTGTTGT